TGTTCTAACTGGTCTTGTTGGTCTTTATACATTCTTTCCCTGATATCATTGTCTGTCAGTTCTTTAAAGTAGGTCTGGTCTGTTGCCCACCCAAATATGAACATACATGCAACTAAATCATCATTACAACCGTCATCTGCCTCAAATGATGAACCTTTAACAATAAATGTAGACAATTCATTGATACAGTCGAAATCCTCTATGATTAGTTTATTATCCTCTATCATTTGTTTTAGATTAGAACAGCCTATCTTTTTTACAGCTTTAGTTGTTCTTACCCCTAATTGTGCTTTACCTCCTGAAAAACCACCTCCAAGAACCTGACCAGCACGTCCTCTCATAGAGGCCATAATCAGATTATCATACTCTAAATCAAACTGCATTGCATTTGCAACCTGTTCTCCTATGTCATTTACCTCTATCAATACAAACGCTTGATTGTATGCACGAGCAACATCATAGATTTTATTAGGAAATATGAGGGGTTTCACATCATTTGCTCTGTACTTTGCAACCACAGTATATGGAATAGTTGTTACATCAAACACAATATATGCAGAATAGTCGTTTGATGTACCCCTAGAAACGTCAGCAGTAAGTACATAGGTGTGGTCTTTTTGTGGAGGTACATGTATATCCAACCCAGCATTAGATTGTACTGGTGTCTTATAAGTTAACATCTTTAGTTTAGATGATGTGATTAATGTATCAATAGAACCAAGAAACTCACACTCAAACTCTGTGGTAAACTGAGATTCACTTGTATTTGCAATCGTTTGTTTCTTCCATTCTTCATCACGGCCAGGTACTTCACTCCAATGCACCTCAATAGGAATGTATTCGTTTCTCTTTTCCTCTGCGTCTACCCATAGTTTATAGAACATATTCATACCATGAGGAGTCGATACTATCATAACTTTTGTTGATTTACCAGATGATATTGTAGGATAAACAGAGCTAAAAAACTGTTCTGCCACATTAGAAGGAACATATGCAAACTCGTCCAAGAATATGATGTTGTATGAACCACCTCTAACTGCACTTGCAGATGTTGATGATGCAAGTATCTTAGAACCATTCTCTAGTTCAAGAGAACCTTTGTTCCATGACATCACTCCTTGTTGCAACCATTTAGGTAAATGTTCATACGCAAGTTGTAGTCGTCCTAACAAATCTCTTGCAGTCGCAGCCTTATTTGCAAGGATTGCTATGTTTACACTAGAATTAAATAATGCATAGTGTAACAAATAAGAAATCATAACTGTAGATTTACCAGATTGTCTAGGTAACTTACAGATAGTAAAACGATTGTTGTGAAATGTACCTACCATTTCTTTTTGAAAGTCATACATCTTAAAAGGTATAAGACCTTCATCAAGAGAAACAATCTGTACATAGTTCTCTATAAAGTATTGAGGGTTATCCATACACTTTTGATACTCAAGGAGTTGTTCTTTTGTCCACTCCTGAGATATGTTTGCTTTCTTTAGGTTTGGATTACCTAGATATTGTTGATTATTTTCCATCTTTCAACTTCTCTATATCTTGACGGTTTTTTATAATGTGTTTATTTTGATTACTGTCAATAAGAGCTTGAAGTTTTTCTGCTTTTTCTTTATCTGTGTCTAGATGCACATCATTCTTTATAACCTTCTCAAGTTTCAACATTGCAATTCTTTCGTTTGGTACAAATCTCCAAAGATATCCTTTCTCAGAGTATATACCAAAAACAGTTTCAGACATTCCAATACTTACGATTATTGCGTCTGCACCATCTAGTATCACATGGTCGCCTGCATTAAATGCTTTGTTCATCTTAAACTTCAAACCTTTTGCCATACCAGTAGCCATATCTTTTACCCAGATTGCAATAATTAAACTAATAAGTATTCCAATCCACGGCAATAGAAAATCTGTTATTTGCATGGTTTGTTCGTCAAGCATCTTTCTTTCCTTTTAACATCTTTTGTAATTCAGCAGTTGAACCTACGAATAACGCATTAGTTACATTCTTTGGTGCATTATTAGGAACGTCTTTTAACTTTTTCATCTTCTCTTGTAAATCACCAAGTTTCTCTGTAACCTCTGCAACTGTTTTAATTAATTGTCCAGCTACCTCATAGGTTCTTGGGTGTTCACTTTCTTTTGCGATATCTAAGATGCCATCTATCGCATCTTGACCTCTTTCTACAAGACTGTAGAAGTTTTGTCTTTGATACTCATAGTCTTTGTCAATATCGTCATCACCAACTGGAACTATCTTTTGTTCTTTCTTAACAACTGGTTTTTTAACTTCTTCAACAATACCAAGAGTTTCATTAATAATATCAGTAGAGTCTTTCACTATGTTTCATCACTTCCACTTGTCGTATTGCGTTGTTTAGCGTCTTGGAAGAAAGATGTTGTTTCGTTAAATCCAAAGTCATCATCTGCATCAGCAGTTGCTGGAGATGGTGTAACAGTATATCTTTGTTCACGTCTAGGTGATTGGTCTGGCATATCTGTGTATTGGTCAACCTTAACAGTCTTGATAACACTTGAAGATGTAACAGGCCCATATAGATAGAATTTTGCAGTAAATGCTAATGTGTATATGATTGCTCGTCTTTCTGTAAAGTCACCTTGATAGTTATCCTCATAACTCACACTATTTAAAACAATAGGAACATCTCTTTTGATACCCATATCAGCCATATCATTGACAGTTAGTGTATAGTCTGGTTGGAAGTATGGTAGTATCTGTTCTACAATCTGTAGTGCGTCATCTGAATTTTTTGCCATTGCATATAATGTAAACTCTATGTTATATGGTACTGGCATATATTGTGTATCTAATTTGTTTGCATCATCAGTTGATGATTTTACTTTTCTAAATTTTTGTACACGATTTAGTTTTCTTGTAGGGTCATATGTAATCCCAGTCATTTCAAAACCTAATCGTGGTAATGTAACTGCTACTTTTGCCCCTAGAGAGGGGTCATTGTTTAATCTTGCAAGGAACTTTTGTTGTGGCCCGTATGCAAGTGGAACTTTCATAGATTGGGTTATAACCCCACTACTATTTTTTCTTACTATTTGAATGTTATTAAATAGTGTTCCAAATGAAACAACTACTTTTCGCATTGTTTCGTGATAAAATTGTTGTCCTAACATTATGTGCCTCCAGCATCACCAAACGGATTACTTTCCGAGAAGTCTAATATATCATCATCTAATGAATCAAATAATTCATTTTGAGAAGTTTTATCTGTACTCATATCTCCTACTATATAGTCCTCTTGAATTAAGTATGCATCATCACCACTATCGGCTGCATTTTCAAGAAGAATATTTGTACCCACAGAACTATCGTCATTTTCAAATAAGATGTTATCACCATCTGTTTCTTCTAATAACAATCCAAAATTACCAATAGAATGTTGAATTGAAATTTCTTCATTTTGAGTTGATGATTGTTCTAAAGTAAATTGTGAACCTGTAGTATCTGTACTTAAATCATCTTCTATTGCATCTATCTCAGCAATACCAGTATCAATAACTTCTTGACTATATTCATATTGTTTACATCTTAATTTGTAAACTGGGTTATTGTCTAATTGATGAAATGGTTCATCATGGTCTACAAAACTTACTTCAAAAACTTTTGTTAATACTGGGTGATAAACTAAATCACCCTCTAATGGTCTGTCTGAATCTGTAGCTGCAGTATCTTGTATAATATAAAAATTGTTATCACCACTTACGGTAGATAAAACAGATGAGTCTTCAGACTGGTCTATTGTTCCAGTTTCTAATAATATACTACCACCAGTAGAATCTGTACCAGACTCTATTTGAACCTGTCTGTCTAACTCTTGAAATCTTTCTTTAGAAACTACAAAGGTAATCTCATTACGATTTTCTAAACCGAACTGAGTCATTATCTCTTTATCGCCTGCATACCCCTCACCATCTTCAACATACATCTCGATTGGGTGTTGTGTGTTGAATTGATTTAGAGTATCTTCCCCAAACAAACTATCTTCATTCACAGATTGTCTGTCCATGTAATAAACATCATGTCCATATATCTGAATTGCTTCTTTGATTAAGTTTTGATACAAGCTTCTTTCACTTGCGATTGAGGTTAGATTACTTGTATGAAATGCTTTGTTTACAGCCATTGTTTATCCTATCATGTAATCTATTGGAGTTTCAAAAGATAATTGTATCTGTTCCTCTAGTCTTTGTATTTCCTCTATTGCTTGTGAGTAGATAGTTTCACCATTCATGGTAACACCACCTAACATTGCAACACCACCAAACTTAGAAAGGTTTGCACCCCATTGTTGTTTGATAAGAGCTGTCGCATATCTTTTTAAATATATGTCATCAAAAATGTCTGTGTAAGTCGTTGGGTCTATTTTTCTGTAACATTCTATGATAAGATAATCATCAGCACTTACATCATTACTCCAGTCCATGTCCAAGTATAAACGATTTTGGTGTTGATTAAAACGAATAGGAACTTCACCTACTAATATATGAGATAGGTGGTCTAATTGTTGCATGGTCATTTGATATTGTATAACAGAAGTAGAACTGAAATCATACAAATCATTTAGTCGTAATTGATATCTTATGTCAAACATATTGTTTGTTGAAGAATCATCAAAAGGAAAAATGTTTATTACAGAAACAACAGCAGAAGGCATAGGAATGAAATTTTTACCTTCTTCAAAACTTGCAGTCACAGAACTATCTACTGTGTCTGTTGCAGAGGTTGTCGCATTTGATGTTGCCCTTGTGATATCATCTTCTGTAATCTTATATTTAAGATACATTTTTTCTATACCATCATAGTGATATTGTGCAAAATATTGTAGTGCTTCATCAAGTCTATCATCTACTTGGTCATCTGATACATTGATATCAATAACACCAAATCCTAATGCTCTTAGACAATAAGTTTTTAATGTTGCTTTTGTTGTTGGAACTGCCATGTTACTTCCTTTTTATTACTATTTATAATAAATTAACCTAGTGCGATACCTAATGCAGTCGCTTCGTCAGCAGCTGCAGTCGCTGATACTAATGCGTTACCATCGCCATCTACAAATGAAGTTGCTGTCAATGCACCAGTTGAGGAGTTAAATGTTAAATTAGTTCCACTTTTTGCAGCTAAGTTACCACTTGCACTTGTTACAAATACTGGAAAACAAGTTGTATCTGAGGACTCGTCTGCAACATTAATTGCAGATGAAACTCCATCAATCGTTGCAGTAATGTTTGTAACAGATAGAGTATCTGTACTTGGATTATACTGAAGACCAGCATCTGTTTTTATTGCTTCTGCTGTTGCACTACTATTGTTATCTGATACAAATGTCAAGAAGAAGTTTGCATCTGTTCCATCTACAACAGTCTTAACTGTATCGGCTGCAGTTGCAGAAGTTGCTGTGGCTGCATTACCTGTAGTATCTTGGTCACCAGTAGTATTAACACCTGCTAAATTAATGTTTGAAGTACCATCAAAAGAAACACCACCAATATTTCTTGCAGTCGCAAGCGCAGTTGCCGTATCTGCATTACCAGTAACATCTCCAGTTAATGGCCCTGCAAACGCATCACTTGTTACTGTACCGTCAAAAAATGCATCTTTAAATTCAACACCACTCGTACCTAAATCAATATCATTATCCGTTGCTGGAACAATTGCACCATCTACAACCTTTACTTGATGTGCATTTGCAGCATAGAAATGTATCTCGTCAGCAGTTTCAAAATCTATCTTGGTTTCGTCATCTTCACCAATCTTTATATCTGTTGCAAGTAAAGATGTAATAGTTGTCTGTGCAGCTGCAAGTGCGAAATCATAAGTACCATCTCCATCTTGATAGGTAACTGTAATACCTGTTTCAGTATTACCACTCACCATAGCACCGACTGTATCTTCAATAACCTCAGTTAAATCTATGTTCGCCGTACCGTCAAAAGAAACTCCATGAATTGTTCTTGCTGTTGCAAGAGCAGTAGCAGTGGCTGCATTTCCACTTATACCATTAATAACAAAATCTAACGTACCATCACTATCCTCATAAGTAACAGCAATATCTGTTTCAGTATTGCTAGTAACCATTGCACCAACGATATCTTGAACAGTTTCAGCAGATGCAAATTTGTTTGATGAACCCTCTGTTAAATCGTCTGAGGTAAGTCCTGTAAAGTTTCTAGTATTTAAAAATACACCCCAACCCATATGTGCATGACTTGAACATTGATAGAATAAAACAGATGGTGTACTGTCAGTTGGTATGATTTGTGTATACGCACCAGATGAGCCTGGAGTTCCACTTGTTGTTACACCAGTTGTGTAAGCAGTTGATTTATCTGCTTCATAGTAAAATCTCAATGGGTGTCCAGAGTTACTTGAATCTGATTGGTCAAATTTGTATGTATTTAATGGAATCATTTGAAGGTATGGAGAAAACACACCATCAATTTTGTAACCATTTGAACTGCCTGTACCATAATAAGGGTGTGATGAATCTTTACTTGCAACAGTCACACTAAGTTCTTGAGCAGTAGCACTATAAGGAACGGCTGTATCTAATTCTAAGTTAGGGTCTGAACCTACAAACTTACCAGTAGTAGAATTGTATTTTAAGTATTTGTTATTAACCTTTGCTGTATCTCTATCAACGTCATCTAAAAACTCTAATCTTACCTCACCACTTCCAGCACCAGACATTTTATTACTTGCGATTTGTTGAGAAACAAGCGACCTAAAGTTATCAAACTCTTGTCTTATTGTATCAATCTCAGATAACTGTTCTTTGACTTCTGTCTTAGATTTCATATCATCTAAATTATCAATAACATTAGTGATAAGTTCTTGTGTTGCTTCTACAGTTTGCTCTTTGGTTGGTAATGCTCTTTGTTTAACTTCTGTAAGTGCTTTTGTTATATCTACTGGAGTATCTTTTGCAACTTCAATTATATTTACTGGTTCTAATTCTGGTAATACAAACTCCTCTTTTTGCATCTCTTTCGTTTTCTTCTTCATCTTCTCGATATATGAACGATAGATTGCAGCCTCAGCAGTCTTACCCATTTCTTTTGCACGTTGTTCCATTGCAACTGCAGCTTGTATTTTGTGTGCGTGTGTCTTACTAGAACCTTCTATCTTCTTGACACTTGCTCTTGCAGTTTTAACATCTTTGAAACCTAGACCTTGTATTGTTCCTTTTGGATTTTCATCTGTATATAAATCAGAGTGTTTGTCAGAACCAGCAGGTTGACCTTTTTTGCGTGGTATTCTTGGTTCTTCTACTAGATTTGAGAATAAGTTTTGAAGAGCTTCTATTTGGTTGTTTACTTTTTCTTCAGAAACAACTGGTTTAGGTTGTGGATATATATCTTCTACTTGTAACTTTAATGCATCTGTATCTTTAACTTCTGGAGGAGCATCTAGGATAGCACCGAAAGAAGACATCAAACCAGCAAACGCACCTAGTTTATCTTCATCTTCTACAGATAATGATTTTGTTTCTACTACAGGAGGTTTTGTTACAGGTTCTTCAACAACTATATCAGCCACTTCAACAACTTTAGGTTCTTCTTTAGGAGTTTCGTCAATGACCTTAACGACTTCTTGTACAGACGTAAGAAAACTATCAAGTTCTTTTACTTGGGATTCAGTCTTAATCTTAGTTTTTTTATTCTCTATTTTTGCGTGTTTAGCTGCATCTTCGAGTTCTTGAAATAAACTAGCTAAATCTGATTTTGTCGCAAGATTTACGTCTGACATGACAATCCCCTTTTTTACTATTTATATAAAGAGATTATCCTATCCCTTGACTTAGTAATGTCTCCGAATTAAAAATAATTTATATTTACATTCAATCTTGCCTTTACATTGGTAGTAGATGTACTTGAATGTAGTTTTTGTGGATTAAATAATAAAGCTCTATTTGCAACTGATTTAATTTCAGTACCATCTTCTAATATAGTAGCACCATCACAGGTATTAAGTGAAAAAATACAACCTTTGTGTTTATATGAATAATCATAATGTTGAGGGTGAGTTTCTCTTATGTTTGTACTAGGATATAAATTAATTTTCATTCTTATCAAACTTTTTACCTCTAACTTATCTAATATTATTCTATAAGCATCAAAAAATGTGCTGTATGAAGGACAATTATTATCCCAGTTATATAACAAATGTGTCATATAAAACATATTATTTTCTTTTTTGTGATTACCGTTTAGTGATTTATTAAAATAAAAAGGAACTCCATTACTGTTAATTAATTCTTTTAAATTTTCCAATTCACTTTCAGGCAAAACATTATCTATAATTTTATAAGATTTCATTACAACTCTATTATATTACAACCCAACCTTTACTGTTATCTGATTGGTATAGTGTTTCATCCCAAACATAAGGTTGACCATCATCAGGTCTAGTAATGGGAGCTTCCCATAAATATGTAGTGTTATTAAATGTCCAACTATTATAGGGTTTAGGAGCAATAAAAGCATCATTAGATGCATCATATGTAAAACCAACTCCAGCAAAATTTTTACGAAAAGGTGTTCCACCTAATTTATGTTGATTGCCAAAAGTATTATACGAAGTTTGTTTCCAAGTATCGCTAGTTCCATACATGTTATTTAAAAATGTAGCTCCAGCACTTTCAGAAGTTGCTACATCATTGTGAACAACAACCACTTCGGTTACTATATTATTTTCATCTAATTTTGCAAAATGTGCCATTATATTCCCTTATGCAGTATAAGTGCCATTCCCTGTAAATTTTACAATTGTGTTTGCTCCACTAGTGGTTACTGTCGGTGAGCCTGAAACTGTTCCTGTATAATTTGCTGTAGGGACACTTAAAATAACTACTCCTGAACCTCCGCTGCCAGGTTGGTAATCCCCTCCTTGAGTACCACCACTAGCACCACCAGTATTTGCATCACCATCTGCTGCATTTACATCATTACTTCCCCAGCCTGGTTTTCCACCACCGCCTCCAGCAGCTCCACCAGAATATGACTGAGTATTTGCAGCACCGCCACCACCACCAGCATACATTACTGTAGAACCTGTAATAGTATCATTCGTACCATCACCACCTTTACCACCTACTGAACCACTTGGATTATTTTGACCTGTTTGTCCAGAAGCGCCGCCACCACCTCCACCAGCAGCAGGGAAGCCTGGGCCTTGAGCACTACCATTTCCACCATCAGCACCTTGACTTGGGTCTGTGCTTGGTGTGTTACCTGAACCACCACTTCTATTACCATATCCAGCACCACCACCAGAACCGCCATCAGCACCATTTTGACTACCATGACCACCACCGCCACCACCAGCAGAAGTTACAGTAGTGATACCTGTTCCTGAAAATACACTATTTGAACCAGTACCACCTATAGGCCCATTAGCAGAGCCTGGTGGAGTACCACCAGCACCTACTGTTGCAGTATATTGAACGCCTGGAGTAACTTCAATACCAGTAAAGGTACGCATACCGCCACCTCCACCGCCGCCGCCGTTACCCCAACCACCAGAACCGCCACCAGCGACTACTAAGAATTTAATATTGTAAGGGCCAGCTGCTAAATTTGCATTATAAGGAAGTATGTTATAACCAAACATAGTCATTTTATGCGTCATTTCCAGCGTCTGTTGTGAAGAATATTTTGACTCCTAAAAGTCTAGCATCTCCAGATTGGTTGTCGGCAGATACATCTCTGTTTATTTGAAAAAACACTTGGTCATTAGCTGCTGGACTTCCAGCAATTGTTACATTACCACTTTCTGCTGAAACCATTAAATCATTTGAAGTACCACTATGTGCAAGTGCAGTTGTAGCAACAAGTGTACCAAAAGCAGTATTAAGAGAGTCATCACTAGATACTGCAATACCACCCAATTGCCATGCAACCGTTCCTGTATTTGTTCCTGTTACTGTCCAAAAAGGTTGAAAGGTAATTGTACCTTCATTCCATGATTTAGGAAATGCTATAGCAAATTGTGCAAACTCGTCAGAACTTGCATCAAAATCTAAACATTTTAAATCTGGTCTTAATGCAGTTGTTTCTACTTGTGTTAAATCTGCACAAGGATTTGTTGTACTTGGGTACATTGCAGCCGCTGGAATAAATATTGATTCTTTACCAGCAAATTTAGCAGCCACACCACCAACAGTTGGAGTGTTTGGAAAATTTACTACTGCGTTTTCATCAATTGCTATGGCAGGAGTAGTTCCAACAGTAGAACCAACACCAAGAAGTAAATCATCAGCAGAATCATCCAACGCAATATAAAAATCTTGTGCATTACCATCAAATACAACTTTAGAATCAACAGCAGCTGCATCACCTATCGTTATGGCGTCATCTGTTATTGTGAGTATATTATTAGTTCCAACGGTAGAACCTTCTCCGATAACTAATTTGTCTGCACTATCGTCCAATCCAATATAGAAATCTTTAGCATTTCCATCAAAAACAATCTTGGTATCTTCAGCACCAGCATCACCAATTGTTAAAGTTGGTGTAGAACCTGCCATTGTAATTCCACCATGAAATGTTGCTAATAAATTTTCATCAATGGCAACTGCTGGAGTTGTACCAACCGTACTACCTAAACCAATTAACAAGTCATCTGCACTATCGTCTAGTGCGATATAGAAGTCTTGAGCATTACCATCAAATACAATTGAAGTATCTTCAGCACCAGCATCACCAATTGTTAAAGTTGGTGTAGTTCCAGATAAGGTTATATCTGAATTAAAATCTAATAAAGAAGAGCCTATTTTACTTAATGCCATTGTTGTTGTCCTTTAATTTTATTTATCATAATTAAGACACAGCAGCACTAAAAGGTGTTGCTTCAGTTCCACTTGCAGTTAATACGCCTTTCACAGAATATTGATTTGTTGCCATATCAACTAAAGTTAATTCATCTCCAATAGATACACCACCTGTTGTTGTACCATCTAAGGTAATTGTATCACTAGCTGCAACAGTATTAAAAGTTTGAACAGTATTTGCACTATCTTGATGTAATATTACTGAACCATCTATTGTGTCATCTGCATTTGCAACTTGAATTTTGTAATTTGAAGTATTAACAACACTTACTATAAAACGATATTCTGCACCTGAACCAGTTGCAGCAGGTAACGTAAATGTTGCGGCTGCATTACCACCAACTTCACCCATGAGTAAAGTTTTACCAGCGTGTGTAGCAGCAGTAATATTACCTGTCGCAGTAAGTGTTACAATAGGAGTCATAGTCCCTGTAACATTTCTTGCCAATAAATCTGCTAAATTTCTTGCGTTACTCATTTCTTAATCCTTATATTTTATATGCTAAATCTTCTTCACCAGGCCAATCATTTACTGTTTTCATTATACCCAAAGATGCAAACGTATGAGAATCTCCAGCATCAGCAACACCAGTTAATGATATAGCTGCATCATCAACAAATTGTCCAGTTTTTATTTCCTGATTAAGGTATATATTTAACAATGAACTAGGAA